TGGCTGTCTTCATGGGGCTCAGATCACCAGATGGACCCGCGCATCGGGTTGCATCGGCTGGGTCACGAGGCTCACTTCGAAGATGTCGATCCCGATAAGTTCGCGCCCCGGCCTGCCGCCGTTCAGCGCAACCGCGCGCACCTCGCGGGCGCGATAGCCGAAGCTGAGCCCGCGCACCTCGCCATCGCGCAGCAGCATCGCGCGCGGGCCGTCGCCATCGGCGAGCCGAGCGATGACCCGGAGACCGCGCTGATCCTCGGCGATCCGCTCGATCCAGCCCATGGTCTGCGCCGGATTGTGCTGCCACAGCAGCGGCAGCGGCTCGCCCTTCGCCGTGATGGCAGCAAGGCTGGCGGTGAAGGCCCCGCGCCGGATCGTGTCACCGCCCTCGTCGGGAATGTCGAACAGCGCGGCATAGCCGGCGAAGCGCGGGGGCCGGGTGGCGTTCGCGCCGCGCCGGTCTGTCAGGGCCATCGTCATTGCAGCAGCCCTCCGAAGCCGAGCCTGACCGCAAGGCCCAGCAGCAGCAGCGCCAGCGCACCGCGCACGGTCCAGGCCACGACAGCCTTCCACGCGCTTGCCTTGGCATCGCGCCACGCGCGCAACAGCTCGCGCAATTCAGTGAGATCGTTCGACGCGCCCTCGTCGGCGAGACCCATCCGGGTCAGCACCCGCGCGGCGCCGAGGTCGCTCGCTTCTTCCACGATCGCGCGCAGCGTTACCAGTTCGCTGCCCTCCTGCGCCGCCTGCGCGATCAGGCGGGCCAGCATGTCCTCGCGGTTCATTCGCTTTTCTCCCGCCCCATTCGCTCCTGGGGAGCGAGGCCAAGCAGGGCGCGTTTCTCATGCTCATCGAGAAAGTCGGCGGCCGAGACCTGCGCCCATAACCGCTCGCGGTCCTCGCTGAGCGCGGGGACGCGGTCGGGATCGACGCTGAGTGCCGCGTCCGGCCACCACGCGCGCAGTCCCTCGGCCAGCCCGCCAAGGATCTTGCCCGCCAGCGGCAGCAGCGTCAGCCGCCACAGCGCGCGATTGGCCTCGCGGTAATTGGCATAGGTCGCGTCGCCAGGTAGCCCGAGCAGCATCGGCGGCACCCCGAATGCGAGCGCAATGTCGCGCGCGGCGGCCGCCTTCAGCGTCGCGAAATCCATGTCCGCCGGCGACATGCTCAGGCTCTGCCACTTGAGCCCGCCCTCCAGCAGCATCGGTCGCCCGGCGTTGCCCGCGCCCGAATAGGCGGCGGTCAGCTCGGCTTTGAGCCGGTCGAACTGGTCGGGCGTCAGCGTCGCGCCGGGATCGCCGGGGTCATAGACCATCGCGCCCGACGGCCGCGCGGCGTTCTCCAGCAGCGCTCGGTTCCAGGCCGAGGCGGCGTTGTGCACCGCGATCCCTTCGTCGGCGGCATCGAGGCAGCCCGCGCCATAATGATCGTCGGCGGGGTGGAAAAACTTGAGGTGGATCAGCTCGGGCCGCCCCAGATCGTCGCAGGCGGCGATCCGCAGCGCCTTCTCGCCGACGCGGTAATCGTAGGCGGCGGGCCAGCCGCTGGCGTCGGGGACGATGGTCACGCGCTCGGGGCGCAGCGCATAAAGCTCGACCGGGCGGCCCCTGGCGTCCTTGAGTACCTGGACGAAACCATTGCCGTGCAGCAGCAGTTGTGCGGCCAAGGTCTCGAGCAGCGCCTGCCCGGCGCTGGTCGCGGCGACGAGCCGGGCCAGCTCGGGATCGGTGGGCGACAGCGGCGCGCCGCCGACCCCTTCGGCCACCAGCCGCACCGCGCGCTGCGCCACCGGGTTCTGCAGGTAGCCGGCGCGGATCGCCGCCTCGTAATTGAATGACGAGCGTTGCAGCGCCGGACCATAGGCATCGGCAAACTGCCACGGCGAAACGAACCCCCGCCCCAACGGCGGACGCGACGGTGCATCCCCCGCCTTGAAGGCGGAAGCGAGTGAGGTGAGGAAGGACATGAAAGGCCTTTCGGGCGATCGAAACGGGTTAGGTGGTCATCGTCTTGATTGGGGCTATCCGGTCCACACTCTCGGCTCGCCGCGTCGTCCCAGCATCAGCTCGGTCAGTGCCCAAACTGCTGCGTCCGCCCGGTCGGGTGAGCGGCCGGGGCCACGGTATTCTCCGCCGGCCATGATCCCGCAGAGCTGGTCCTCCAACGCCGCGAACATGCCGGCGTGGCGCACCCGGCCCGCTTCATAAAGCGCGGCGACCGGTTCGGCGCGTGCGCTCTTGCCGCGTGTCGCGTGGACCAGCCGTACCGGCAGCGTCAGTTCCGCGGCGCGCAGGACGCTTTCGACCATCGCGCCGCCCTGGTTGGCCTCGGCCACCACGCGGTCGGCGGACCAGGCCTGCGCCGCCGCCGCAACCGCGCGGGCCCAGCGTTCAGGGCTCGCTTTCTCCACACTGGCGTCGGCGAGCACCCGCCCGATCCCGTCCTCGCCGAGCGCGGCGACGACGATGCCGCAGGCGTCGCCTTCGGCACTGGCGGGCGGATCGACCGCCACGACCACGCGGCGCGGCGGGACTGTCGCTCTCGCTTCGCGGCATCGTTCGAGCAGCGTTCGCGTCCACAGCGCGCCGGGCTGGTCGGCAATCAGTTCGCCGTCCAGTTCCTGGCGCCCCAGCAGCGTTCCGGCGAATTCGCGCTTGATGTCCTCCACGAAGCGGCGCGGCAGGTTGCGCTTGTTGTCGATCGTGCTCCCGCGCGTCACCGCAACTTCGCCGATCTCCTCCAGATCGAGCAGGCGGCGCAGCAGCGGCACCGCCCGCGGGGTGGTCGTGGCGACGATCCGGGGGTTCTCCCCCAGCCGCAGGCCGAGCAGCAGGTTGTCCCAGGTCCGCGTCGCGTGGCCGCCAGTGAAGGGCCACTTGCCCACCTCGTCGCACCACGCATGACTGTGCTGCGGCCCGCGTAGCGATTCTGGTTCGCCAGCCGAGTAAAGCGTCGCTTGTGCGCCGTTGTCCCAGGTCAGACGTCGCAGCGATGGCTCATAGCGCGGCGCGCGATGCGGCGGGCAGCAGGCGATCACGCCGCTCTCACCCTCGACCATCACACTGCGCGCCTCCACCAGCGAGGCTCCGATCAGCGCAATCCGCGCCTGCGGATCGGCCTCGGCGGTGAGGCGGACCCATTCCGCCCCGCTGCGGGTCTTGCCGAACCCGCGACCGGCCATCACCAGCCACACCCGCCAATCGCCTGGCGGGGCGGTTTGCGGTGGACGCGCCAGCATCGGCCAGTTGTAGTTGAATTCGGCGCGTTCGACCGGAACGAGGCTCTGGGAAAGTTCCTCGCGATGATGGGGTTCGCTGTCGGCGAGAAAATCGAGGCGGTCAGTCTGCATCGGCTTCGATCGTGATTGTCGAAGGAGGCAGCGCGACCTTTGGTTCGGGAAGTGCCCGAGCCGCCAGCACACGCTCGCGGATCAGTTCGACCTTGCGATCGATCGAGGCGCGGATGTCGGCAGCGGATACATTGTCGCGGATCGCCCGCGATCTGGTGGTGCTTTCGCGGTGCGCAGCGAGCAGCCGCAGCGCGGTGGCGTTGTCGAACTGGCGAACCGCGCGCTTGGCCCCAGTGGCGGGTCGGAGTTCACCGGTGCGCAAACGATACAGCACGTCCATTTCGAGATTGTCGTAGCCCTCGCACAGGGCCACCTGCCATTCGCGGGCGAACTCGGCATCTTGGCGGCGGCGGTCGTAAACGGTCGACGTGTCGACCTTGCCCTTTCGCGCAGCGGCCGAGACATTGGAGGTGTCGGCCAGCGCGGCCAGAAAGGGCTTCATCCATTTGGGACGCGCAGTGGCGCGCACGCGGCTGCGGGCGGCAGTGCGCTGAGGCGTTGCGGGCATCGGGGCATCCAACAGGGGAAGGGAGCCGCGAAAGCCGGGCCGGTTCGACTCGGTTCTTCGCGATGTTCCGTTTCTCTAGGCGATTGTGCAGTTTACAAACCCAGCACCCGACCGCCTAGGAAGCGGTGCGCAACATGGCGGCTCGCCGTGGATGCGATTCGTCATGATGGGAGAATCACTACTCCGAGCGTGACGCTGTAGGAAAGTAAAAAAGAACCGGATGGGTTAGATCGGTGTTCCGGCTAGAGGTTCGGCCATATATCTGCGATGTTTTGGCATGTGTCCTCAATGTCTTTGAGCCGAGCCTTGGTTGACTTCACGCCGGGGAACACCTTGCCACAACCCACATCGAAAACTTGGCAGTAGGCGGGATTCACGGTT